GTTCTTTTGTGGGGAGTTTAAGGGAAAGGTGGAAAGTTCGGAGGGTTAAGTCGTTGATATGTTGTAATTATACATATTTTCCAATTATCCATACCTATCCCCCTCAACCACCTTCCGCCCCACCCCGGACACGTGCGCGGAAAATTGGAAAATTGATAATTACGTCTTTTCAAGGACTTACTCATCGGGTGATTCAAACTCTCCATAACCGTCTGCGGCAGGCGCGATCACGTAGCGGACGGTCTTGGGGCCTCGCTTCCCTGGCTCTGACGGGATGGCGAGCAGGAGGCCGACCGAGACCAGGTTCTGCAAAAGCTCGATCCGGTCGCGACCTGGCATCCTGAAGTTGAAGCGGTCGAACATCTGGCTGTCCGTTATCGGCCCGTGCTTGCGGACGATGTTCAGGACCTTGTTCACGCGCCGCTCGTAGTCGCTGTCCGCGATAAAGCGGTCGGCATCTTGCAGTAGCGAGCGGGCGCAATGCTGGGCCAGAGCCCACGCCCAGGACACATCGTGTTCGTCTATCGAGGGTCGGGACGGCTGCCGCGAGATGGCGCTGATTAGGGCCAGCTTGGCGGCGTTTTCGCCCAGGCGGTTGACGATGGCGGCTTTTGGCGTGCCTTCGACCTGCCTTGCCCAATCGTCTTCCGACAGCAGGTTGATACGATGCAGCCGGTCGGCGTCGGGCGTCATGGCCACGGTGAACAGGTCTGGCTCTTGCGTGGCCAGCATTGGCGCTACGAACGTGCCTAGCAGGTTCCCGGCGGCACTTGGCGGCATCGCCCCGTGGCCGGACGCGATGCTCATCAGGCCGTCCAGCAGCGCCCGCGTCGGCGCAAAGATGCCGGCGTCCCAGTTCCGATCCGGACGATTGTTGTCGCTTATGAACACGAGGAACCGGGCGAGCGAGCCGTCCGACATGGCGCCCCCTTCGAGCGCGCCCCAGAAGGTGCTGGGCGTCGTGGTGCCGTAGAAGCTGACGCACGGTTGATGGATGTCGATCCGGGGGTTTTCTTTCTTGTTGGCGTATTCGGTCCCCCGATAGATGCCCTTGGCACGGCTGTAGAGCTTCATCAGTTCGGACCAGATTTCGCCTTTGTGCGGCGCGGCCTTCTTGCCTGTGACGCCGGCCAGGAACAGGCCGAACTCGTCAACCTGGAACAGTTTGGCCGGGTGGGTTTCGATGGCGGACAATACCGCGCGTCCCGAGGCCAGGGTTTCGCCCCCGAGATAGTGACCGAGGCCAGCAGCGTCGATTGCCCGGCGCGCGATCTCGGCCGCATGGTCCTTGCCGCCCCCGGACTCCGCGATGGCTGCAATATAGACGTTGGTTCTCAGGTCGGTCGCTGTCCGATACCGCCGCCCTGCCAGGGTGCCCACGACGCAGATCGCCGCGCCAAGCGCCAGGAATGGCTGGGGCCGGATGGCTGTCCGGGTGCATTCGTCAACGAACAGTTTCAGAACGCCGCGCACGTCCATGATGTCGGCGGACACCTGAAGCGGCTTTGCGGCTTCCTTGGCCGCGTCCTTATGCAGCCGCGCCAGCATTTCCGCCGCCGGATGCACTGCCTCTTGCGGCCGTTCCGGAGCCACGCGGGCTTGCCCCTTGCCGTCCGCCACGGCGCGGCGGAGCTTGCGCTCGATGTCGGATGCGCGCCAAGGCGGACGCCCGCCTTGCGAGGGCATGGAGCGCCCGGCCGATAGCAATTCACTGACCGCGGTGCTTTCGGTCAGTTCGTCCCCGGCGATCAGCGATCCGATCTTGAGCCCGGCGGCGTTCAGCGCGTGTTCCTGCGAGCCGAACCCGGCGTTGCGGATGGCGTCGCATTCGCCGTCCAGCGCTGCCAGGCCGTATGGCGTGTCGCCGGAAGCGTGGGCCGAGCGCGGGGCGGGTGGCTGGTAAGGGGCGGCGACTGGCTCGACGGGCCACAGCACCGGGCCCAGCCATTCCGGCGCGTCGGCGACGGGCGCGTTGTCGGCCACCGCGTATCCCGGCGAGGGAGCCACGATTACATATCCGCCGTCCCCTCTGACGTCGATGCCGGGGGCGATTTTGCTGGCGCTGTTGCGGGTGGGGCGGGTCCAACGGAAATAGATGTGCAGCCCGCCGGATGCGGTCTTGATGGTGCGGGTTTGCGGCATGCGGTGGCTGTTTGCGTCCAGCCACGCGCCGCCCTGCGCGCCATTCTTCACGTCCACGTCCACCACGATGAGCTTGGTGACTTCGCCGGTTGGCATGCCGATCATGGTAGCGGCCGGGGCGGCGAACATCCTCCGGATCAGCGTTGCGTCCTGCGTCGCGTCTTTGAACCCGTGCTCAGTCAGCGGGCGCTTTTGCCCGTCGCAGGCGAACACTGGGCACCCGTGGGCAATGGCGGCATCGGCGAGTGTCGGGCGGGCTTGGCGGCTCGTGAGGTAGCTGTGGAACGATGACATTGGCGTCATCGCTCAGTACGGTATCTCATCCTCGCGTATTGGTCCGGTGAACGGATCGTCCTGGCTGCGGAGCACTGCCATTGGCGCGTGGTGCATTGCCATTTCGTCGGCGTAGGACATGGCGACCGTCTCGATGAACGTCATCCAGTCGCCCTCGCTCAGTTTGGCGAGGTCGGTCTGGCCAACGTGTTCGAGGAACGCGCCGCCCTTGGCGCTTGCGCCTTCGATGGCGGCGATTTCGTGCGGCGATAGTTCGTTCATGATTCTTACCTTTGAGTCTGGAAACTCGTTAAGGATGGCGATAACAAGCGGGTGTCGGTGGACGGCGGCAAGGCGTTCGGCACGGGTCAGAGGCGCACACTCACGATTTCGGTGAATTTGCCGGATGGGCGGATTGAGATGGCGGATGGAACCGGCAGGTCGGCCGTCATGGCGAGAGCGGCGGCGACGGTGTTTGGCACGGGCAGGCCGGGGGCATATTGGCGCCAGGTCTGGACAAACTTCTGACGGGCGTAGCCCGAGTGTTCTGGGCACCACCAGGCGGAATGGCGTGCCAGGCCACAGTGGTAGTCCACGCGCATGCTCGCCGGCTTGTCTGGCTTTTCGTGCCTGCGATAGCTCACCGTGGTAACGGGCACCCATTCGGGTTGCACGGTCTGGTTTGACAGGATTGCGGCGTTGGCGGCCTTGGCCGTCAGCTTGTTCACGGGCACTTCGGACGCTGGGAACGGCTCGCCGCAATTCGGGCAGGTGCGGGCCGACGTGAACACGCGCGCCTTGCACGCGGGGCATTCCTTCGTTGGCGCGATACCGCCGCCGACCTTTGGCTTGACCTTCATTTGGTCAACCGGCCCGAACGTCTCGATCAGGCGTGAGAAATCGAGGCAAAGGCAGTCGGTCTTTCCCGTCTCGGGCGAGATGCGTGAGCCGCGTCCGGCCATCTGGACGTAAAGCGACGGGCTTGCGGTCGGGCGGAGGAACGCCAGCAGGTCGATGCCGCGTACATTGATCCCGGTGGTCAGCACGTTGTTGTTCGTCAGGCAGCGCAGCCGGCCCGCCTTGAAGTCGGCCAATAGCCGCGCTCGCTCGCCCTTCTCGGTTTCGCCGGTGATGGTGGCCGCAGTGACGCCGTGCCCCCGGATGGCCGCAGCAACGTTGAGCGCGTGAGACACGCCAGCGCAAAAGACCAAAAAGGTCTTTCGATCTGCGCCGAGCGTCACGATCTCGCGCACGGCGGAGGCGGTCACTTCATCCACGTCAACTGCGCGCTCAAGGGCACCTTGCTGATAGTCGCCGCCGGACATGCCGACGCCGGACACGTCGAGTATGGTTGTCGTCGGGCGCGTCACCAGTGGCGCGAGGTAACCTTGCTCGATCAGCGGGAGCATGGCCGCCTCGTAAGCGACATCGGTAAACAACGCCTTCCCGCCCTCGGTCAGCAAGCCAGAGCCGAGCCGATAGGGCGTGGCGGAAAACCCGACGACCTTGACGGCTGGGTTGCACACCCGCACGTCGTCGATGAATTTGCGATACATGCTGGATTGGCCGTTGCCGACGAGGTGGCACTCGTCGATCAGAATGAAATCCAGACGGCGGGGTATCTTAAAGGCTTTCTTATGAATGCTGGCGATACCGGCGAAGATGATCTGTGCGCCGATGTCGCGCCGGTTCAGCGATGCACTAAAAATCCCCGCTGGCGCATCCGGCCACAAGGCAAGCAATTCATTCAGGTTCTGCGAAAGTAGCTCGGCCACATGCGAAAGCACCATAAAATTGCTGTCGGGATACTCGGCCATGACGCCCCGTATCCACTCGGCGATAACCACCGATTTACCGGATGCGGTCGGCAGGACCACGATGGGAGAACCTGACGCCTGCTCGAAGTAACCCCACAAGCTGCGGAGGGCGTCGGTCTGGTATGGACGGAGTTCCATCACGCCGCGCCGCCATGACAGCGTTGCCAGTAGTGGCACCATTTGCAGGCAAACCAGCTTGGATCGTTGGATAGCTTGGCCAGCGGCGCGCGCGCTTCAAGAATGCGCTCGGCCTTGTCCTTCAGCGCCTCGAACGCCACCGGATCAAACTCCGTGCGGACGCTGATCCAATCCCGCGCGCCTGGCGTGCAGCACACAAGCCAGTGCCGCGTAAGCTCGGCGTAGCCCATGTAGAGTTGGGCCTGCCCGTAATAAGTTGAATTCCATGCCGCAAGCGCGTACTTCTCGCCTTTTTCGGCTTTCAGCTTGACCAGCTTATTGAATGTCTTTTCGCCGCATGATTTTGCCTCGAAGATCGTCCACGTCTTAGGCGATTGAAGAAGGCCAAACACGAAGCCATCGGGATGCCCTTTGAGCTTTCCGCCGCAGCCTTCAAGCCGATATTGTCGCCCGGTGTGCGGGTCCAGCGTCAGCAGCGTGATCCCTGGCACAAGCCGGATGCGGTTGATAAGCACGGCCTCGCTGGCGTGCCCATCGGCAAATCTTTTTAGGGTCGCGGCGTCAAACTGCTCTTGCAGCGGATCGTGAACGGAATACCAGAGACGCCGCGAGCATTCGTCGCCAAGCGCTGACATGCCCAAATAGTCGCGCCCTGGCCGCGCACGCTCGACCGCGACCAGGGCCGCATCGGCCGCCTCCAGCGTCGGGTCGATTTGCGCAATAGGTGGGA